TACCAGTGTCTATTGTTCCTGTTGTTGTTATATTATCCCCAGAAGTTATAGGCTCTAATAAAGTCCCTGTCCTTTTCCAAAAAATTTTAGCGAGTAGTGCTGCGTCTTCATCATCAACATATTTTTTATTAGGAATATCATTATCCTTTGTTGGTGTCTTTAGAATATCCCCTGCCGAGTTATCCCCAGAATGATTAGGTATAAACATATCTGTAGCAATCGCTGTTTGTTTCTGTACATTTCCAGCCAACTGCTTAACAATTTTTTGAGCCTTTGTTTGTCCCATTAGTCAAGACCCACTCTTTTTCTTTTAGGTATTAAAGAATTTTCTGGGATTAATGCCATGTCATATCCGATTGCTTTCTCTGGGTCTGCTGCAGTCCTAGCATCCCAATCAGTCTTTAATTCCTTGTCGCCTATTCTGTTTGCCATAATTATACTAGAAATCTAAACTTTATAATTCTTTTGCTTGTGTGCAGTCTGTAAATTCTTTTGTGAAATCAACTTCTCTGTCTGCTACAACTATGCCACTCTTATCTTTTAGAGCATGTGCTTCTTCTTTTGTGATTATTTCGCCTTTGTTGTAATAATTATCATTTACCATTAATCACCCCTCTTTATGATAGATACATATTTACTTCCTTGTGGGAATGTTGTTATAGTTTCTGCTGCGTGTCCTGTGACATTAGCTTCTACTGCTTGAGAGTGTGCTGAAACTTCTCCGCCGTAGTGAGCATCTCCTGTTAAACTTCCGTTGTCTGCTCCTGTTCCTGAGTCAGTTGTCCCGTTATTTTCCATAGTGATATTAAAGACTGGTGTGCCTGTGCTTCCAAAAGCTGTGCCGTCAGAGGTTGCATTATATTCTGCTAACATTTCAGTAGAAGTTAAAGCAGAGTTCCAATATTTTACTTGTCCGATTGCTCCTTTAAAATCTCCAGTATGAGTTGCGTTACTTTCTTTTACTCCAATAGCAAATTTATCACATCCAGTTAATTCATCATACCAGTAGGTTAAGTCTGTGCTTATTGTGTCAGTCATTGCTACAGGTAATCCATTAACATAAATAATTGGTCTTATCCCATTTTGAACTACTGCCACATGATACCATGTTTTAGGCTTAATAGTTGCAGTTGTTTGAATTACGTGGAATTTTGATGCTCCTCCGAATGTTAAAAAAACTTCTATTCTTCCACTTTTTTCTTTTAAATATAATAATTCTGTTGCAGAGTTATTATCACCTGCACTTAAAATCATTTTGTCATTTGCATTAATATCCTCTAAATATATCCAAGCAGTATAAGTTCCAACAGTATCATTTGCTGCAACTCTTGCAACAGCATGAGCATCAGCTAACATATAATCATCGACGCCATCATAAAGATTTGCCTTACGCCCACCTGCATTTTCTCTTAATGTGATAACATCGCCTGCAGCCATTATTCTTTAACCTCTTTCTTTTTTGGTTTTGGCTTCTCTACAATCTTCTCTAAAGTATCTGGGTATTTTCTTGCAATCCTATCTTCCCAGAACTTCTTTGTCTCGTCGTCCTTCGCTTCCTCTAGATATTTTATACAGTTTTCTAATGTCATGCTGTTGTCCCATCAATCACGCCACGCCTAATTAAATCTTTAATTAATGTTCCTAGTCCGTCTCCTATTTCAGTAACAAGTCCATTACAATCAATAGTAAAATCCTCTGCTAAATTTGTAACTGCCCATGTAGGAGCTGCACCGCTTGAGTCTGAATTAATAGTATCTCTAGAACCACCTTGTAGAATATTAGCCATTAGTTAATTACATCAGTTAACTTGAATACTGCGTTAGGGTTAGGTCTGATACCTTCTCCTTCAGCCCATACTCTTACCGTCTTACCGATACCCTCGTCATTTACTACCGCAGAAGTCATACCCATAAACTCTTTCCATATAACTGCCTTACTTGGAGAGAATATAGTAACTATGTCTGTTGGTCTGTTAGGGTCTGAAACAATCTTAACACCCATGAAGGACATTAGTTCTCCGCCTGCAACCTTACCACTTGAAAAGCTAGGAATTGAAGAACCCTTAACTGTGATTAACCATCTTAACAACCATTTCTTTTCAGCCGGGTTCATGTAAGCCACTAGGTCTGAACTGTCATAACCAAGAGCCTCGATGTTTTCAATAGCATTTAAGAAATCATAAATTGGGTCTGCGTCTGCGTCTACATTCCAACCGCTTCCGGCTGCTGCTGCTGTCTGACAACCACTAGCGTCTAGAACTGTTAATATTCTGCTGTCAATTTTCTGATTAACTGCAATAACTGAGTCCTTAATTATATCTCCCCATACATCAGGGTCGCTGTCCTTAATATCTTCTAATGAAATCATAGGAGAAGTTGCGAAATACTTTTTAACATAACTTACTTCTCTTGTGTAAGAGTTTTCAATAACAACTGGCATGGCCTTAGAGGTTGTTTCTATTAGGTCGCCTGTAATTCCCGTAGTAGTCGGAGAAGTTAAGTAACCTGCTGTCTTAGAATACCATCGCATTTCCCTTGCAGTAGTAGAGATAACCCTAACATAATTCTTTAAAATAATTCCTACGTTTGCGAATCCCTCTACAAGCTTAGTAATATCAATCCCTCTTATCTCTGCCATAGCTGCCGTGTCTGCCATTATGAGAACAACTCCATTGCTACATAATTTGTATCAGCTCCAGTCTCTAAAAATCTTCCCCAACAAATACCATTCTCGTAGTCTGTTGCTGCTCCGTTAGTAAAATTATTCTTTGCTATAATACTTGATGTTAAGCCTACCGTAGACCCACCGGCTCCGAGCTGTACCCTAAAAATCCCTCTCCTGTATAAAGAAACACTCGTACCGACGTTTGCGATTTTTTCCTCTGCTACAATACCACCAAAAATATCAGCGTTGGAAGAAGTAATAGCTACTACCATATTTGTAGTTGCTCCTGTCATGGTTACACAATCCCCTTTTTCAAAAGCTGCTGCCTCTGCACAATTAAATCTAATAGGGGCTTCTGTTTCGAAAATTAATACTGCGGTTTCGTTTGCCATAATAAACTCACTTACAAGAACTATTTAAATGTTTCGTTATTCGTTTAACCGATTACTTTAACTCTTCATTACATAATTCTAACATCTTAGCTCTTACCTTTGCGTTTCTAATCTCTGCTTTATCAGAAATTTCTATCTTTTCCTTTGTCTCTGTCCAAAAAACCTCGTCGGTGTCCTCTGCTATCTTAACCCCTAAAGCCTTTTCTTCAATCATCTTTAACCTCGTTCTTCATTACTTTGTCTGCATATTCTTTAGGCGTTTCTTCTTTTACTGGTGCTTCTTGACCAGCGCTCGATTTTCCGCCAAGTGCGATTTTAGCTTTGAGTTCTTCCCCTCGTAATAATTCTGCTTCCACCTTATCATTAGCTGCTTTAAGTGCTTCATAATTCTCAGTAACTCTTTCAACTGGCGTAACGTCTGTATTAATTTCTTCTCCTGTCGTGTCACCCTCATTTGGTTTCCCATCTTCCATATAATTACATGACACACCCCTTTATAAAACCTTTGGAAATTATCGGCGCCTCCTACTAGATAAGAGGCGTTGTAATTTTGCCCCTACTCTTCCCCTGCCAACCTTGATTGCAATAGTTCTTCAGCTTCTTCATATTTCTTATCCCTTATAAGTTGGAAGTATTGAGAGTCTAGTGCTTGTTCTTCTAATCTTCTTTGAGTTGAGGCTTCATCTCCTTCTCGACGCTGTCTTGCGAAGTCTGATTCTCCAGTTTCTTCTTCTAGGTTTTGTAACTCTTGAACTTTCGCTGCGGATTCTGCTAATACTTGAACTCCCTCTGCTACACCTCTTGCTTTATTTGCTATCCCGGGTATTGCTGCGAATGGACTCCATAATATAATCTCTTCCCATGTAGAAAGGTCAGCGATTTCTGCTGCGGATGCTAAATGTTCTTCGACTAATGCCCAGTCCTCTGGTGTTTGTGCATTTTCTATTAAATCTCTTAATGGGATTAAGATTGCTTCAGGTGCTTCTGCTTGTCCCCATCTTCCTAAAAATATCGAACTCGCCCATGCCCCATATAATGCCATCGCTTTTGTGCTAAATGCCTTAGAAAGCATACTTTTACTTAATCCTAAAGTTTTTGTGTTGATAGTCATTTGTCCTACTTTGCTTACTGTTGGCGTTGCAGTCCCCGCGGGATTTAAAACATATTTTCCGAGGATTCCTCCGAGTTCGCTTCTAGCGGTAGATACTATTTGATTAACTGCTGCGTCTGCGCCTACATATATATCTCCTCCACTTCCGATTTTACTTAGTGCTCCTACATTTGGGCCTAGTGGTAGACTTCCTGTTTTCAATCTTCCCTCTTCTCTTAATTGATGGAATCCCGGGAGGTCACCAGTTATCTTTTGTAAAATATTTCTCTCGTCTTTTGGTTCTGGTTTGTTGAGTTCGATTGTTGGTTTAGGAGTTGCAGGTTTCTTGATTTCTGTTGTAGGTTTTTTAATTGCTTTATCTTGGTAAACCCCTGCTCTTTTCCTCGATTCAGTTAGAGAAATTCTTTCTCCTTTTTCTTTTGCCTTTTTTCGTTCCTCTCTCGCCTTTTCTCTGTCTTTCCTTGTGTGTTTGTTTCTAGTAATTGGTGCTTTTGCCATTATAACTTTTCTTTAATCGCCTCCGTTAATTTGTCCAAAGATTTCTTCAAGCCTTTCTGAAAAACCCATCTCTCCCCAATCAGAGTCGCAGTCCACAACCCCAATACACCATAATTAAGAAGTGCCTCCTCTATCATTGTCCTTCCCCCGCCGTAGTCTCTGATGGTTGCGATTCCGTTTCGTCTCCGTCTTTCTTCTCATCCGATAATAATTCGTTCTCCAAAGATGCAGGGAACTCTAATTCAATAACTAGATTTAATTGGGATAATACTTGCTCCTCGATGAATAGTTGTTCTTCCTCGATGTTCTGTTGAAAGGCGAGGTAAGCGATTTTAGCGGATGCTTCAGTAAACTCGCCACTTCCCCCCAAGATGATTTGCGGTACTCCTACCGCTTCGTAGAAAAAGTCTCCTTGTGCTTCAATCCATGCCTTAGGGTCTAGGGTTGCGTTTGGCGCTACGGTTATTAGTTCTGATTCTGAAACATCAAAAGGTTCATAGATGTTTGTTGATACTGTCTTCGTCGCCGCATCCATCTTCGCCTTATACGCTGCAATCTCTGTTGGGTCGTCTGTCTTAAGTTTGAATTTCCAACGTGGTGTTACGTTGTCATGCATCACTTGTTTATAATCTGATATTGATTCGTTTCTCGCAAGGATGATATTTTCCACAGAATCAATAACACTTACTCCGTGGATTTGGTCGCCTATTCTGTTCCTCGCTAAGTGGAAGATTTGCTCTGGTTTTAATTTTGTGATTTTCCCTTTTAGTGTGTCTTCGTATCTTGATAGTATTCCCTGTTTATTTACAATTATCTTAATTCTTTTTGGGTTGAGTGGTTTTAGGTTTATTAGGTTGTCTTCGTCGTCCCTGATTATCTCACAAAACGAATCTCCCCCTATGTAATAGGTTCTAATCATGTTCTCTAGGATTGTGTTGAATGTGTCCATCCCATTTCCTTTAATTGTGTCTAGTAACATCTCAGTTACTTCGTCCGCCTTAAATCCTTTCCCGATAGTCCACGTTGCCTTGGCATTTATTGTCGCTTGTAGTTCTGCTATTGTGTTGAAATATCCGAGTTGTTGTTCCCACTTTGTATTCATGTATTCGGTTTCTGTTATTTCATTTGGGGAGTCTAGTGATTCTCCGGGAACTGTGAACGCTGGGTTATGTGAAACTTCCCCAACGGTCATTGAATCTATTTTTGAATCTGCCATTAAATAACGTCCAATATTAATAACGGTTTAATTCCTGTTTGTTCCTCGTCGAGGTTTACTGCAAACCCTTCTTCTATCATCTGTTGCCCTATGTCAAACCCTCTTTCCCGAACTCTTCCTAGAAGTCTGCCATACTTCCCGACACGGTTTGTTTTATCAACAATAACTTCGATAGTCTTTCCTTCGATTAAGTTCTTGAGGTGATTACGACTTCTTATTCCCCCTTCCTCATTCAACTCCGCCGCCATTAAGTTTGACATTCGTAAAGGGAAAGTGAAATCTCTGAATCCTACCTCTAATCTTACTGTGTCACCGTCGTGAACCTTAACAACTTTGGCGTCAAAGTCCTCCGCGATTTGTTGGTGTGGGCTGTCGAAATAATACATATTCATCTGGTTGTTCGTCAGTTCTGGGTATTTTTTAAAGTCATGTGCCATTATCTTATCCTTATTATAAATTTTTGTCTTGGTGTGTAGGTTATTTTTGCTCCGTAAACTGAATCTGCGGCATCTATCGTTCTAATTCTAAAAAAATATGAATAGTCTATATTGTCAATTATTCCGTCTGCTATTGTTGAATCTTCTGTATTTATAACAGCTGTAGCTATTATACTTACTGTCGCTGATGCATCTACATCTTTCTTTTTTATTTCCCATATATCCCCCGTATCAGAACCGAAACAAGTTGCCGCCGTTATAGTTGCCCCTTCCGGCAGATTAATACCGCCATAGAATATCGCTCCCCCTGCATCTGCAATCAAATTTCCATTAATATCTCTTGTTATTTGTTCTGTTTCTGTTTGTCCTAAAAATGCTGTCCCTGCTATAGTCCAATAATTCGTATTATAGTTTGGTACTGCTACCCCATTGTAAGGGCTCCTAGAATCATTTATTGTTGCTCCATCACAAAAAGCAAAACCATCTGGCACGTTTGCGTATGTATCATCAAATTCTATAATTCCGCCCACTGCAATATCCCCCGAACTTCGACTTTCTTTCTCAACCAAAGTTGTTCCTGCAATTAGTGTGTCTGCCATTAAACCGTCTGCCCCTTCATCCACGTCACCGTTTCTTGATTTTTAATTAATCCTATGCATTGGATAAACCGCGCCCAACACGTATTCATTAAGTTCTCTGCTTCACGGATTGAGTTATATCCAGAGTTATCGAAGGCAATCATAAAATAACCGCAGTAGTTTGTCTCGATTTCTGTAAGTAATCCTGTCGCTAGTGTCTTGTAGAGTGCCCAGTTTGTACTCCAATCTTCTCTAGTAAGAGTATTAACAAACGCCTCTACTTCCTTTGCTAGTTGATTTACATATTCCTCATCACTCCCCAGAGTGCTTACTCCACTCCCTGCTTTCTTCTTAATTTCTGCTAGAGTTGCAAATATTCCTGTGTGTGCCATGATTCTAACAGAAAGCCATAATATTTAATCCTTTGCATTTTACTAACCAAAGTGCTCTTTTAACTCCTTCCCCGATATGGTCGTATTTCCCATGAATTTTAATGTTTTTAGTGTCTTTATCGACGACATATTGAATAGAGGTGAGGCTTCTTATGAGTTCGTCGTTCTTCTCGGAGAATTTCACAAGACCTTGTTCCATCATTATTTTCATATTCGCCCACATCTCAATCCCTTGTAATTGTTTAGTTTGTCCGTCTGCGTTGATTTCCCTTTTTGCGTTATTGAGTCCGATTGCCTTTCTCCTTAGGGAGTTGTGTGTTAGCATATAATCTAGGATTGGGGAACCAAGACCTCCATCATCTACCCCTATCTTTTTGTAATTGTGTTGTTCGTTTAACCGAATAATATGATTTACTGTTTCCCATGCCTTCTGGTCTTCCGTTGTTTCTGTTTCATAGATAAAACTTACTTTCCCTACGTTCTCTATGGATGCGAATGCGTTTGGGTCTCCTCCATGACCTGCGAAGTCCACACCTAAGAAGTTACGTGCGTTTGTTAGTCTATCTTTTGAGAAACACTCCTCTATCAGTTCTCTAGAGAAGAATTGCATAAGGGAGTCAAGGAATTCTGCCTCATATTCTTGACAATATTCTAATTTTGTCATTCGTTTCTTCTCTTGTTCTAGGAACTCATCCGTAATCCTAGGGCAGTCCTTAGACATTATGTGGATTTTGTGGAAGTCGTCAGACTGGAAGCAGTCGTAGAAAAAACCCTCATTGCCTCTCGGAGTGCTAAGTAAATCAAGAGTCCCGCCAGTTGTAGCAAGCATAGGCCTAATAGCAACAAAAACGGCATCTGGTATATAATGAGCTTCATCAGCAACAAGTTTATCAACAGTGAAGCCACGTAGCCCGTAACCAGTTTGTCCCGCCGGTTCTGCCATGATTTTGCTACCATTTTTAAGTATGATTTTATGAAAGGTTGGTTTACCTACTATTTGATTCCCCGCAAGTCCCATAATCTGCGCTTTGACTTTTTCCAATAATTCAACAGATTGTCTATCAACAGAAGCGATGATAAGTGTAGACGTATTGGGATTAAGGAGCGCGAAGAGGGCGACTCTAAGAGACTCTGCAAAGCTTTTCCCACTCTGACGTCCTGCTCTGACAACAGTGTTTCCCTCATGTGCGATGTATTCTTTTTGCCAATCATCAAGTTTAATCTCCAGTTTTTTTTCTGCGTAAGCTACCGCATTCGGGGCATTCCACAAGTGGGTTGTCGTCTTGGGCGATGAGGATGAGTTCTTCAATCCTTCTAAGTATTTTATTGGTTTTTTTGAAGAAGTCTTCAAGGAGTTTGTTTTTGATTTTGATGTTGATGTCTTCATTTGCCATTATCCTAATCTTTCTATGGGCTGGGGGTTTATAAATATATTATTATTCTCTGGGGTCCTACACACAAACAAACAAAACAAAACCCAATAATCGCATAATACATCATAACAACACAACATAAGCAAGCGGGGCGAGCGGAGCGAGCCCCCGTCGAGCGAGCGGAGCGAGCGAGTATAGATTAGCTCGCAAGGCTTAAAATAGCCCGAAGGGTCCGAGTGGAACCTCGGACAAGCTTGCTGGCAAGCTTGCTTTTATGGCTTGCTAGCGTTAGTTCCCCTGTATGAGCCCTAAATGAGCCAGTAATGGCTAAGCGAACGAACAAAGTGTCGTGAGCCTTCCCCAATGGAGCTTACAAGCTGTGCTTAGAAGTTGGCCGACGTTCTACTCGGCCAAAGTGGAGGAAGTTATTAAAGCTTCCGATTGGGGAGAGAGAATGCTTGTGGATTGTGCGAACCTTTGTAAATGGATTGTGCGAACGTAAATGTTTATTAAGAAGGTTGATTTATGATGATTGTTACATGACAAAGTACAATCTAAAGAACTTAAGGGATGGGACTCATTAAAAACCTCACATCCATTTTGTACCTCTTTTATGATAACAAGAACTGCGTGTCCTCTCCCTATGTAAATATAAATCATAGAAGCTGATACTAAAAAGCTTGGCTAAATTGCCTTTGAGTTTAACCAAATGATGCTCACGCATAGTCGAGGGTGTGTTAAAAAAGGGTGTTTACCGACGATGATTTTTATTTCCCTTTTCATCTTCCGATAACTATATAAAGAGTACACACATGTATATTGTATGGTATCACACGAAGATAGGAAGAAAGAACGGCTTGGGATTATGATTCATCAATTCAAGAAAGGCGTTAAGAAAGATGAGATGATTGCTGAATGTATAATTGAATGGGGTATGTCTCGGAGAACTGTTTTGGAATATATTAAAGTTATTGAGGTGAAGCATGGGATTTTTAAGTAGAGAGAATGTTCAGAAGATTATTGGTGAGGAGTATCAGAAAGAGATGGAAGAGTGGGCAAAGAAGTATCCCTTTGCTGTTTATATGTTGTTCTCTAAAGATACTGATGAACAGAAGCTTGCACATGCAGAAAGTTTATACTTAAAGCAAAAAAAAGAGGGCTAAGGCGTCACGCCTTAACCCCATAAATCAATACATATTCCAATAACATGACTTCCTATAAAGCCACATCAACGACTGCCAATACTGACACTCACTCATTCTTTTCTAACTTCAATACTGCTTCCAAGCTCTCTTGGTCACAATACTGCTTAACATTCTTATTCTCAAACCTATCACACCATTCAAAGAAATAACCACATTCCATCTCAAATATTAAGTCCTTCCCTGGGAATCTTAACTTAAAGAATCTTGCAGTTTTCTCTATTGTTTTTATATCGAATTCCATCTTTACCTCCTGTTTTATATTTAATTAAGAGTGCCTCCACTCCGAAGAGTTAGGGGAGGCGCGGAAAACCTTACCTACCAAGCAATGTGCGGAGTACGGAAGCGCCTCTTATGGCTTTGCTTCCCGGAGAAAGCCTTAAGTGGTTAGCTGAACGTAGCGCTTTGCGAGCCTTAGCCATTAAATAGCCCTACTAAGCAAACAATCAAGCTTAAACAAATAGCCATAGCATACCATTCCCACTCAAATATCTGATTCAATCCGTTGTATCTGTCGTACCATTCAACCATTAATCATCTTATCTAAAGCTACTGCGAACTCTGCCCAACGCATTAACGCCAATTTCTCTTCTCTTTCTTTTTTAGTTTCCATGATTATGAAATCCCCTTCAAAAAATGGGGACAATTAAATTAAAGTTCTGCTAGCATACATTTTAAATGCTCAAATACCCCTAAAGGGAACGGCATTTCCTCATATTCTAACAGTTTTTCTATTTCTTCTCTATCCATTTTTACCAGTATTGGACGACTCCTTTTGGCATTTTGACTTTCTCGACGAATCGCCTTTGCAATAGTCTCGAGCATAGTTCCTTCGCTTTCGCATACGCTTGGTTAATTTTCCCATTCATTCTAGCTCTTTAAGACGTCTTTCCTCTTGTCTTCTATCAAGTTCAGCCCATTGTTCCTCTGTTATTGGCTTATCTGCCGCGTCTCCAAAAACTCCTGATATATTTAGATTATTCATAATGCCTTAACGTTGGAAAGAGCGAGTTTATACGCCCCTGTCAATTCATTCACTAGTTCACATAACTCTTGACCATCACATTTCTTAGCCAATTCAACAGCCCCTTTAAGGATTTCTGCCGCAGTCATCTCCTCTGGAGTTCTGTATCTATCGTTAGGCTTAGGTGTTACTATCTTCTCGCTCTCAGTTACGGGCATACAGTTTGATTGATTCATGTTCTTCTCCGCAGAGTTCATATCAACCTCTGTGATGTTAGTATACTGCCCTTTCTGTGCAATCACTACCGAGACAGTTCCGCCAATTCCGACATCCTTCTGTAGAAAATCAACCTCTTGCTCCTGCCACTTAGTATTAAGCGTTGCTTCCTTTCCGTCATTGTAATTTACAACACAAATAGTCTTTGCAGGTCCTTTCATCTGAATATCGTTAATCTTTATTTTTTCCATCTTTACCTCCTTTCAACAATCCCTTTAGAATCTTTTTGAACTCTATTGGGTGTTTTAATTTGAGTATGCTTAGGGCTTTCTGATAGCATTTTGTCATGAATTTTTGATACTTTGGGTCTTTATATGCCATAGTTATACTAAGAATAAAGACTTTATAAACCTTTTGTTTTAGAAAATAAACCGAGGGAGCTTGAACTCCCTCTACCCGAGAAGCAACAAGACCGCCCAAGTAATAATATTAAGAAATTATAGTTTAATTACTTTACGGTTATCTGTCGAGAGCCCAAAGTATCGACTTCGTAGTGGATTCCAGTAGTTCCAATCAATGCGTCTCCGGCGTATGCGTCTCCCGTCGCTGTTACTCTCTCTAGTGTAAACATGAACTGGTCTCCTATTAAAAAGTTAGTCCCTGTAATTGCTGTGAAGTCTGTCCTTGCTGTTTCATATTGAGTATCAAATGTAGTATCTGGGCTGTCAATAGTAACTGCAGCGTTAAGGGTTTCTCCATCTCTCATAAGAATATATGTTAATCTCCATTGAACATTATCAGTTCCAGTTGGTGCTGCGATTCCTTGAAAATGAACATGAAACACAAAGTCAGTCCCCTCTGCATAATCATGCTGTAATTCAAATCCTCCACTCACTTTCTCTCCAATATCAAAAGCGTATGTTGGGATTAGTGTGTCTGTTCCTGCCTCATCTACAAAATTCACAACATCTGGCGCCCCACTAGAGGGTTTAGTTAATAGATAACCCCCAATGTTAATGTCCTTGTAAACTGTTTCTTGTAGTTCGATTGTTTTGTTTGTTCCGCAGTCTATATCTAAATCGTCAGTTGTAGAAATAACCCCTCTTGTTCCATCACTACTTAATTTTAAATCATCTCCTACTCCAAACCTAAGTTCTTCATTATCGTTTGGTAAATTTATTCCCCCTGCACTATCAAAAGTCATCTCGGGTCTTGTTAAAGCATAATTATAAATTCTAAATCCGTTAGAGTCTGAATAATCATGTCCGAATAGCCATCTATTGACGCTGTTTTCTTGAAAAATAAAAGAACCATCTCTACCAGCATAACTATTAAAAAACATATTTGCTGATGAATTCCCTTTTTCATTGAGATATAATCCCCCTATGAAATTAAAATCATTTCCACCCTCTCTTGAGTTTATTTCTAAATAATCATCATGAGCATAATAAGTTTTCAAAGTGTCTGCTGTTAGAGTTCCGCTTGTCGTATCATTTCCATTATTAATTAAGTAATCACTATGAGCCTGTGTGTTGTCTGCTATGTGTGTATTGGTTGCTGTGCTACTTCCCCCGCTCCATGTTACTGTTCCTGTTACTGTATTATCTCCTGTGATAGTGCTTTGTAAATTTCCACTATCATCATTAGTCCAATCTTGAATTATAGCCCCACCGACTACTGCTTGTTGAACATCATAATTAGCAACAGGTTCAAAATTTAAAAATCCGTTATTAATATCCCATCCTATTTTAACTGAATTTGCTTTATCTGCATAAAGAATACCAGTGTCTATTGTTCCTGTTGTTGTTATATTATCCCCAGAAGTTATAGGCTCTAATAAAGTCCCTGTCCTTTTCCAAAAAATTTTAGCGAGTAGTGCTGCGTCTTCATCATCAACATATTTTTT